CTTGGTTAAAGTCGTTGAAGCCACTGGCATCAAAATTCTTCCAATGTCTAGCCTAGAAATGCCTGGTGTATTTGCTGTTAGCTACGAAGATTATTCTCCGGTAGAATCAGAAGCACAAGAGAAGATCACAGTTAAGGCTGTAGATACTCCTGCTAAGAAAAGAGCTACCCGAGCTAAAAAATAATAGGAGAACGGATTATGGCATTACAAGCTATTCAGCTTCTACCGACTATCCGTTTACTGACATACAACCCTAGTCCAGAAGTCCTGTCTGACGATGTATTACTCACTATCATTCAAGGATGGATTGATATCTTTGGGGATGATGATAAAAATAAGTGCATCGTTCTATGGAACAGTTTAATCTCTGCGCTAGAATACCTTCTTAACTCTGATCTGATCAATCACGCTCAGCAGTCAGGAGGAGCAACCTCAAGGCTGGAGAAAGTCGGACAGGTTCAGGTACAAGTTCAGTACGGAGACGGCAGCAGCAGCTATACATCTCCTTGGCAATCTATCTATGATAACTACCTAAACGGTACGCTACAAATCCCTGGTTGTGCAATTGCAAACGGACTAGGAAGTAAAGTACTGGTAGGTGGCGTAAGTGCTAACGAAATTAATCGTGTAAACAGCAATCCCGATTCAGTTAATGGACTAGGACGCACTGCCAGTGTAGATAGAAAGACTAGAAATATCAAATGGGATCAGCCTAACAGGTTTGGTTACTGGTGTTGATATGAGAGCTACTATTACAAAGGGAACTGATGGTTCCCTTGATTCTATTTTTGCCAGATATCTCGAACTAGAAAGTGTTGAAGTTGAAGCTGGATTCATCACTCATAAAAAGCATCCTGAAACAGGTATTGATATGGTGGAGCTAGCTAATATTCAACAGTTTGGTAGTGTGACTAAAAACATTCCTGAGCGTCCATTTATGACAGATGGTTTTGTTTTATCCCAGAACAAACTAAAACAACAGTTGCCAGGTGCAATTCATAAGTACCTGAAAGGGACAAGTCTCACTGTCGCAATGAAACCTATTGCAGAGATCTCGAAAGAAAGTATTATCCAAGCCATTAAGATGCAACGATTTACTCCTCTGTCTCCGACTACACTGGAGAAAAGAAGAGAGAAGGGAAATAATAGCACAACTATCCTGATCGATTCATCTTATATGATCAACAACATCGAGACTAAAATCTCTAAGAAATAACTTGCATTTATTTTAAATGTGGGTTATACTGAAAGGAGAACGAAATGTTACTTTCACAGTTTAAACTTCTTGACTTGACTCAATACCCAGGACGCCGTAGGACTTACGTTGAAAATACAGATGCTGTATTCTCGAACCAAGATAATACGATCCTAACTGAGGATTTTGTGATCGAGTCTTCATCCCTGCAACCGATCAGTGGATTCACTCTACAGGCTGTACCGGATGGTTATCGTTCTAAAGCACAATACACATTCTGGACTGTAACAGAAATTAGACCTCTCATTCAAGGGAGCAACCAACTTTCTGACCAGATCAACATCGATGGTAAGTGGTATTCAATCTACGCTCTCAGTGATTGGACTAGAACTTCTTTCCTACAACATACGCAATGCGTAGCTATCTACGATGACCAAGATAACTCTTGGCACGAAGACGTAGAGGGAGGTAACTTTGGCTGATATTATGCAGCAGATTGAAGCTTACGAAGATCACATTCTAAACAGTATCGGTACTTTTGTAAAGACCGTGCTGGGATTGCCAGTGTACTTGAAGGATAAACCTTTCATTGCACCGGAGAAACCTTATGTAACACTCCGAGTAATCACATCCGATAACTCAGGAGGGTGGGGCCAGAGAAGCAAACTCGAAAACGATATGTTCTCTTACTTCACTGACAACAACTACACGATAGAGATTATGGTATATCGTGGAAGACCAATGGCAGCTATGTCTTATTTGATCTCAGCATTTAATAGCTTAGATGAACTTAAATATCAGACTATGTATTCCAAGGGTGTTTCTTACCTATCTTCATCGGATGCATCTCAAGCGAATACTATTTTGGACGGAGATAAAACCCAGCTAAGAGCCAGGGCTATCTTTACTTTCAACACACGTATGCTGCTAGAAGATATTCCAACTACACCAATTGAGCAAGTTAGATACTCAATTCACAGTTACAACGGAACGTATGCCGATCCAGATCCTCTGGAATATAACGATCATACCTTTGTATATGTAACCTAACCCAATCCTTATGGATATAGCTATAAACCTAATCAGGAGCACAAATGGCGACTTTTCGTGATAAGGTAGTTACCGTAACTCTAAACTACGGCGCTACAGCAATTAACGAAACTCAGTTTGACATTCCTCTGATTCTTGTAGGGCATAACGTTACCTCAGACGTTACTAACACCTACACGTCTACAGATGCAATGGTATCGGCTGGTTTCTCTGTAAACAGCGCAGCCTACAAAATGGCTAAATTACTTTTCGATGGGCTGTATGCTCCTGAAAGAGTGATTGTCGGTAAGCGTGATATTACCGCAACAGATTTCACAGTCGGTGAACTTGAGAATGGTGGAGTTTACACTGTCACCCTGAAACAAGGCAAGACTTCTAAGACCTTTAGTTATAAAGCTACCGATGCTGCTACAGTACAGGAAGTTAACGAAGGCATTGCTAAACTGATTCAAGAAGACACTACTTGGAGTGCTAAAGTAACTGTCGAAGGAACCGCAGACCAGATTCTGTTCTCCCCTGTGGATGGTCAGAATGTAACGGTTGAAGGATCTGATAACTTTGTCGAGAAAGTTCAGTTTGCTCAAAGCGTACTGGAAGATATCACAAAAGTTGCTGATGAAGATAGTTCATTCTTCTATGTTCTCTCTGAGTCTCACGTAAGTGCAGACGTACTGGCCCTGGCTGGTTGGGTAGAAGAACACGATAAGGTTTACTTCTTCTCAAGCCAAGACACAGACATTGCAGACGATGTTGACGGAAACCTGCTGGTCACTCTAGGTGATACTGGTTACAACAACACTGGCTTTGCTCTTTGGACTAGTACAGCAGACAGCACCTTCCCAGAAGCAGGTGTCGTAGGTAGTATTTGTTCTGCAACTCCAGGGACAACTCCTCTCCACGGTAAAACGCTGGTTGGTGTTACACTAGAGAAACTAAGTACTGATCGTGAGTCTAAGATTGTTGCTAACAACGGTAACATCTACCGCAAAGAACACGGACTGCTATTCTACCGCGATGGCTTTATGGTGTCAGGACTGTACGCAGACTACATCATTCACGCACTGTGGTTCAAGGCTCGTTTGGACGAATCTCTGTTCACACTGTTCAAGCAACAGTCTATGCTGGGAAGCGGTGTTCGTGCAACAAGTTCTGGTATTGTTCTGATTCGTCAGGCAGTAACAGCTAACCCGATCCAAGTCGGTATTTTGAACGGTACGATTGCAAACGAAGTTGTTACCTCAAGCGATACAGGAATGTATGTCAGCCTGAAACCAACAGTTTACATTCCATCTCGTGCGGATATGACTACTGCTCAAATTAACCAACGTCTAGTAGACGGTATGATTGTTGAGTATGTATACGCTGGATTCTTCCACTACGTGAAAGTGCAGGTGAACGTTCTGACCAACAGAACTGGAACCACAAGCTCAGCTTCAAGCTCAGTAAGCACAACATCATCATAATTGAAGGGCTTCGGCCCTTCCTTAAAAAGGAATAAAAATGGATAAGATGCTAACTGGTGTAATGGCCTATGATCCATCTAACATCACGCTCTCACTTGGTGGATGGGAACCTTACGGGTTTGCCTCTGATACTAAGATCGTAGTTAGTAAATCTAACGACATTATCAACCCTTATGGCGGTACAGACGGTGACGTGTCACTTGCTCTGAGTCGTAACCGTATGGGTACAATGACTATCTCCCTACAGAGAACATCTGAGGCTAACGAAGTACTAGCTACTTACGCACAGACAATGTACTCTACTCGTCAAGTTGCCTTCCCTGTTTACCTGGAAGATCCACGCGGATACTACATCAGCACGATTGGATGGATTCAGTCACAGCCAGACGACACAATGGGTGATACCATCACTACAAACGATTGGGTTATTGGTTTGAAAGATGCTTCCCTGCTACGCAACACTGCAACGCTAGGTTTGAGTGTCCTAAACTCAATTACTGCCCTGACAATCGCATAAAAAGATTGACTTTAATTTCCATCTGGGGTAACATATCTGTGTTACCCCTTTTTTATTAACTAAGAGAAAAATATGCAAGTTGAAGAAAATGTTATCGCACAATACGCGAAACCAGAGGTTAAGATTGAACTTGAGTTAGATTCAGGACGTAAAGTAGGTTTCAGGATTATTCGCTGGAGACCTTCTAAAGTCTTTGACCGAATCCCTGAGT